TCATGAATCGCCGGTCAACCATGCTGGAGCCACCGGCCTTACGGTCTGATCTGGGAACTCAGTTGATTGCGGCCAGTCGCGTAGCGCTTGCATGTAGGCCAGCAACTCCAGGAACTCGCTTGACGTCAGGGTCGTCGTCATTTGCAGGTCCTGCTCGTCACGATGGCGCTCGCGCAACCATTTGATGTCCTCAATCCGTCTGTCACGCCATGCTCGCTCCAACGCGGCCTGATCGATAACGACCAGAGGAATGTCCTTTATTACCAGGCCGTTGTCGTCGATCTTCCAGACGCCATCCAGCTCTTGAATTGTACGATTCCAGAGTTCGTCAGTAACAGGTACTGCCCCAACCGGGACGGTGTGAATGCCTTCAAGTAGCCGGGCCTCCAAAGCGCCCGACTCGTCAAACAGGATGTATTTCTTCATCTCAGCTCCCAATTGCGATCCAACGGCCCGCCACGCTCTGGTCATTACGCGTGTTTTCAAGCGACACGACAAAGCCTGACTCATCAAATCCGTTCGCCAACGCGGCGCTACTGAGGGCGCTCGTCGTGCCTTCGTGCACTACAAATACGGTAAAGGCACCTGTTGGAAACTGGATGGGATAGGTAATCCGCGTAGTCAGCGTGCCTATCGTGTTGACTAGATAGGTCGGAGTAACCCCCCACTGCAGCGTTAAACCTCCAAGCCAACGTGGAAAGACTATGAATCCATTGCGGTCAAACAAAGCCTGAAACCCAAACCGAAGTTTCTTCGGCGTGATGGCTACAGAATCGTCTGCGCCAGCATTCGTCTGGTCCTGATTAGCAAGCTTCATCAAACCGGAAACGCTTTCACTGGCCTGCCGTACGAGCTTGTTGATGGCTTGGGAAACGCGAAGTGCAGTCATTGGCTTCACATTATCGGCGCCCGTTTCAGCATCAGCTTGGGTTGCCGCCGATATTCCGTGCTCAGATAGCGTGGCAGGTAGATCTCGCAGCAGCGCGAACGGCACGAAGTTAACCCCGTACTCCGGAAGTGTCCTAGGTAGGCCTGAGAGTGTTGAGAACGGTACCGAGGATGCGGCATCGAGTGTGGCTATCATCGGTCCCGTTACACGTACGGCTTCGGGAGTGACTCGCACTCCGTTCCCCGTCGCCCACGCGGTGGGCCCGAGCCCGAGGTAAGCAGACCGCATGGTCTTGTGGTTCCCCCAAAAGCCCAGACTCGCAAACACGGTCCCATCGGGATCGGCTACGTGAACTCCTGCAGCCCAGCTTTCGGAGTTACCTGGAGTAACAGCAACACTCCAGCCCGGATCAAGATACAGGTTGCCACGCAACGTCCCCCCGGTAATCGGCAGAGGGTCAACAGCCAGCGCCAGATTGATTTCCGCATCTGCGCTGCCATCAAAGGTGGCACTGCCCGTTGCTGCGCCTTTGATCCTAAGGGTTCTGGCCGTGGTCAGCTGCGTTGCTTTTCCGACACTGATGACGCCGGCTGCGATCTTCTGAAGTTGATCACGCAGCCACCGGGTGCGGTTCGAAAGCTGTTTAGCCTGCAAGTTATCGATACCGTCTGGCCCGCCCAACACAGGGTCAGAGGTCTCGATCTGATAAATTTCGGGGGACCACTCATCTTTTTCAGGTAACGCTGCCATTAGCTGCTCCCATGGTTATATTGGCCGTCACGACGAGCGACCCCGTTGTGACGGATGGCGACTGTCGTGTAATCGAGGGAAACAAGGCGGCAGCGAGCGGGGGCGACTGAAAGGAGTAGTCTGCGTACCAACGCCGCCTGGTCATTCGTGATGGGACGCTCAAGGAATACGCGATAGCGAGCCCACGCTGTCGGGTCACCATGCACATACTCACCGTCGCGATAGATCGCCCCATCGTGAGTCTTATTGCTCAAGCCTTCCTGCAGGCCGACTTCACCGAACCCCAATAGCCGGATCACTTCTCGAATAGCCCACGGTGTACCTTTGAAACGGTGTAGCGCCGCTGCATTTTTGATGAGGTCGCGCCTGGCACCAGAAGACTCCGCAAGTAACCAGGCAGCCTCATCAAGCATGGAGAACTGGTCAGCTAGAAACGGCAGCAACTTCGGTTTAACCAGGTCAATCAGGTAAACAAGCATGACGCCGAGATCAGCCTCAAACAGGCTCTCGTCGAGAAGCTCATGCAACCATGCGAAACGCTCGTCACCGGTCAGCGCAGGCGGTAGCTGCTGTTTAGCCATACGCGACTCCTTCGGGTATCAGCTCAATGGCGGTGCAATTGGCCCACTCATTACTCTTCAGCTCGCGCATCGCGACAGGTAACTCCAGATCGGCGCGGTATACGCCAGTCACCTGCAGGGCGGCGGTCAACTGTTCGCGCACCAGGTCGAGGCCGAGTTTGCCTCGCCGCTCGGCGGCATAGGCCTCGGCAGCCTGCTGGGCAGCGGACAGCGTGTCGGACTGCTCGGCGGTGGCATAGAAGGTCAACCGGGCTTTGATGGTGTAGGTGACTTCAGTGCAAGCAAGGGCATGTACGGTGTCACACAAAGGGCGGACCTTTTCCGCGCTTAACCGGACCTTGACCTCATTTAGGATCGACTCGGACGGCAGACCGGTGCTGGTCAGAATAAAAAGTGCAACATGGCCGTCCAGTTGCCCCTCGTCAGGGCCATGTACCGCAACGTCGATGATCGACTGATGTACCGCCAAGGCGTGATAACGGTAGGCCCCCCGGCTGCCGGCGTTGCTGAAGGCCTCAGGCGCTAGAATGATCCGTTCTCGATAGCGGTCGTCGCCTTCATCCTCGGCACCCTCGGCAGTCTCATTTACATTCGTCGCAACGAGCGTTGGCAACGGGCTGTTGCTGATAACGATGATCTGACCTGGCGCCCAGCCGTTACCCAGAGTGCCCGCCGTAACGCAGGTAGCGCTCACTGTGATCTGGGTCTGTCCTGGGATGATCTGGACGTCATAGTCCGTGACGAATGTCAGCTTTCCGTCCTGAGTGCTGACTCGCGTGCCTGCCGGGATCAGCAGCGCGAGAGAGCGGGCGGACGGCATGCTGAAGCGCAGTAGGCACGTGGCCGGTTTTGCCAGCAGCCTGGGCGTGGCCACCAGTTCGCCGAGGTAGTCCAGAATCGGACCAGTGGAAAACCGTACCAGGAGCTGTTCGCCGGCATTCTGAATTGCCATGTCCAGCCGCGAGCGCGTGTACGCGATCAGATCGATGAACAGGCGCTCGATCTGTGCGGGGTATAGGGTCTTGCCAGACTTCGCTTCGTAGCGGGCGATCAGATCAGCCTCTACACCTGCCGGATCGATCTTGACGAATTCGGGCTTAGGTAGCTCGCGCATAGGGCACCTCGGTGATCTGGGTGACACCATCTGCAACGCACCAGACCGCACGCAGAGTAATACGCTCGGCGTCCAACTGGACGTCTACACGCACTACGGACACGCGGGTTTCCCAGCGGCGGATGGCTTCGATGGTTTCGCGCACCAGATACGGGGTGACCTGATGGCTTGGCCAGTCGATATAAAGGTGCAGATCGCTGCCGAACTCCGGGCGGTGGGGGTCACTGCCCTTGGGGGTTGCCAAGATAATGCGGATAGCTTGATCAATGTCACGCAGCCCCTGGACCACCTCGCCGGAACTCCCTAGGGCGGGTTGCCAATGGCTAGCGGTAATGGGTAGATAGGAGGTCGTGGTCAT